TTACATCATTGTATCGCACTTGTCGTTTAATAGGAATGTACTTCTGTATAAGCAATAGATTACTTTTTTCACTTCGTGTATCTCCGCTATTTCCATTCGCTGATGGTCCAAGACGGTATCGATAATGGAACTGGATCGTCTGACTGTCGTTATTCAATGGTCGACAATGATATTCCATGCCAGATAAGATATCATTCGAAAAGTCAATTGACCTCTCTGTTGCTGCTCCACTATCGACAGGTGTTGATCGAAACATTTTTAAGCCTATTTCATTTTCTGATGTTGGACACCTGAAGCTTACTAAAGCTAGATTCATGTATAATACATTATTTTTCCTGTTTAAGACTTCCAAACATAGTTTAACTCCTCGTAAGTTAATCAGTGGACGTTGACGTTTGTCGATTTCGAAGATTGCCTGTTCAGCAGCTATCTTCGTTAACTCAACAGGGTATAAAGTATATGATCGTTTAACTTGATTTGTATTTTCAACTTCGGCTCGTTTAGGGGCGCCGGCTCCTATTCGTTGACCGATGCGCGCGCGTTTACGCGGACGGGCGTTTTCGCGCCTGTTTCGATTTTTCAAAAAATATCGGCCGGCGCGTCCAATGACTCTTGCCGCCTTTAATGCATAGGGAGCCATGTTTGAATATGCGCGCATGATCTTGTGTCTATTAGTATATGCCGTTAATGCCGCGCGTGCATACGGATTGAAAGATCTTGCATATCGTCCAGGTACTCTCACAAGTTGCGGCATAGTATTACCCGCAACTTCTGTTGTTGTTGTTTTTTATGCCACGCGTAAACTCTCGACGATGGGTTTTTACCCTGAATAACCCCACGACTGAAGAAATCGCGCACGTCTCAACTTCGCTTTCCGACCAAGCTCGAATCGTGTATGGTGTTTATGGAAAAGAGGTAGGTGAGTCTGGTACCCCACATTTGCAGGGCTTTTTCATTGCAAAATATGGGGTGTTGCTGTCAACCGCCAAGAACATTGTTGGAAACCGTGCGCACTTACAAAAAGCCAGAGGAACTTCTGAACAAGCCGCCGATTACTGTAAGAAAGAAGGAGATTTCTGTGAATACGGAACATTTCCTGCAAGCCAAGGAGAACGGAACGACCTTAACGCCTTGTTCGAGTGGGGTGACGAGTTTACGACCACTAACTCTAGAGCGCCAACGTCCCCTGAAGTCGCTGATAAATTCCCCGTTCTATACTCCAAGTTCAGTCGAATTACCACCACCCTACGTCTTCGTGCCCCAGCCTTGCGTTTACAAGAAGGAGAACTTCGCCCGTGGCAAGTTGAACTGCGAGACAAATTAAATGCCGAACCTGATGATCGTACCGTATTGTTTGTTGTCGACCGAGAAGGAGGTAAAGGTAAAACCTGGTTCATTAAGTGGTGGCTTACCAACCACGCCAACCGAACCCAAGTTTTCAATGGGGGGAAGCGCGACGATATCGCCTATGCAGTCCAAGAACATCGAGATGTGTTTCTATTTAATGTTGTTCGCGGCGGTATGGCATATTTACCGTACTCGATATGTGAATCGCTGAAGGATCGTCTTGTCTGGTCTCCTAAATACCAGGGACGCATGAAGATTCTAACAAAGACTCCACATGTGGTTGTGTTCTCTAATGAACTACCTGACTATGAAAAGCTGACGGAAGATCGCTATGTAGTTATAGAAATTTAATGAACTAGCTGCATCAGTTAATGTGCAACACCGCGAAGCGATAGGGGCTCTATAAGCTGCATCAATTAATGTACCCCAGGGGGTTAGGGTATGGGGATTAGTGTGTATCTTTGAAGTATGTCAAACACCGAATATTCACTTTAGCAATATTCGAAGCTGATGATACAGGTGCTTGATCCCCTGGTGTTGAAAACCAGTACAACAAATATACTGGTGTCGTACAAGACAATTCATTTACATCATTGTATCGCACTTGTCGTTTAATAGGAATGTACTTCTGTATAAGCAATAGATTACTTTTTTCACTTCGTGTATCTCCGCTATT